TTTCCAGCAATTTCTTTAATAAACATTAATTCATTACCAATTGCAATATAAGAATCAATTACAAGACTAGAAACATCAGTAACTAAGAACTTCCTTTGAGTTGGAGTAATATCTTCTGCTAGTTTGGTTATCGCATCATCATTATAATCTTTGATTGCTCTTGGTTCAGCAACGTATCTAAGTTGTCTAGATGCTACATTTCTATTTGCAGTATCAGTTGCATAATCAACCTGAACTTTTTTGATTAATCCTGAAGCAGTATCAGCAACAGGGCCAAAGAGATAAGTTTTAGCAGTGAAATCTAATGTGTATATAATAACTCTTTTTTCTTCCAGTCCACTCTCATAATTGTCTTGAAATGAAACGTTTTCCAATACCATAGGAATATCTCTTTTCTCTCCAATTGCTTGAACTAAATCTACTGTTAGGTTAAATGATGGTTGAAAGAATGGAAGTATTTGTTCAATAATCTGTAAAGAATCTTCATTATATTGTGTCATTGCATATAATTTAAATCCCAAGTTATATGGAACAGGCATGAATACTTTTCTAGCAGACTTTGATCCATCAGTGGTAACTGCTTTAAAAGTTTGCATTGTTGAAACTTTTCTTTGATTATCATATGAAATACTATCCATTTCAAATGCTAATCGTGGTAATGTTATAGCAACTCTTTGTCTTAAATCTGGTTTTTGCTCTAGTCTTGCTAAGAATTTTTCAGTTGGCCCATAAGCAATAGGAACTTTTACTGAAGAAAACGCTCCTCCAGCTTGAGTTTTGTGTTTAATTTCAATATTATTAAAAAGAGTACCAAACGCAATAATGGTTCTTCTAATAATCTCGTGATAATAATATGTACCTAACATGACTAAGTATCCTCCTTGTATTAATATTTAGAAGTCTCCAAAAGGATTATCTTCAGAAAAGTCTATAATTGCATCTGCTTCCGATTCTACAACACTATTTTCACCGTAAGGATCATATTCATCATCATCAGATCTACTGAATACAATGTATTCTGAATCGGAACCATTTTGAGTAGTTCCAATACCAACAACTGCTTCACCAACCGCAAATCCACTACCAGCAACATTAGTAACTTTAAGTATTCTATCATCACGATCCCAATTAGCAACTTCTGCAGTGGTTCCAGTAGATTTACCAGTTACTTTTTCTTTGAATAGATAATTTCCAGTAGAAAGTCCAGCAGCAGTAGGAGCAGATATGGTAATTGATGGTGTAAGAGTATAACCAACACCAGCATTTATATATCTAATTGAATTAAGTTGACCAAGTGTATTAACAAAAGCAACAGCAACGGCAGTTGATCCTATTGCAATATTTGTATCTAATCCAACAGGATTGATAGTAACTGTTGGAGCACCACTATAACTCTTACCTGCATCAGTTATAGTTGGAGCAGATAGAGAACCTTGATTTATTATTGCAGTAGCAATACCACCATTACCAAAAGCATTTTGACTTCTGATAGTAATTGTTGGTGGCATGGTGTATCCATAACCTGGATTGGTTATTTGAATACTATCAATAGAACTTCCAACCTGACCACTACGACTTGTCATTATAGCCACAGCAGTAGCATTAACAAAACTAGATGGTGCAGTAGAAATACCAATTAATGGTGGAACAGTATAACCAGTTCCATCATTAATAAGATCAATTTGACTAACAGAAAATCTACCAGAAGCACCGCCAGTATCTTGTGCTCTTTGTACAGTTGCAGTTGCAGTGGTTGCATCAACACCTATCATGGTTAATCTGGTTGTATAACCAAACTCTACAGCTGCTTTATCTACTGACTCAATTCCAGTATCAATGTTCTCATCAAGAGCGTAATCCATTACTTCACAACTTAAAGTGTAAACATAAAGATTGTTTAATTGATAAAATGGTTTTTTTGCCTCAACATACTTAATCTCAAACATAGTATTGTCTAGAGGGAAATAAATTAAATCTCCTTCTTGTGGTCTTGTTGCTAATTGAACATCAGCATCATCATTTAATAAAGGACTAATGAAATCCTCATACTTTTCTTTTGATATAACAAAGGTTACTGCATCTGTTGTCTGAACTCCAAATTTAGATAAAATATCTCCATTACCTTCAAATCCTTCATAGTTTAAAAGATATGCTTCCATACGATAAGCATCATCAAAAGTAGATGATACTACTTCTTTCATTATTGTTTTTTTATTTACAACTTTTCTTGGTAGATATACAATATCTTGTCCATAAAACTTTAACTGCTCATTTATGAGATCTTGTATTAATCTCTGTTCACTTGTTGATCCTTGAAGGAAATACGGAGAAAGTGGCATAACATTATCCTATCATATCCAAAGGTGGCATTTCATACTCTGTTTTTAATTCTTGAACAAGTGCTTCTAATTCTATCATTGCATCATCATAAAGTTGTCTTCCATTAAGTTGAACACCACCTGGCATTAAAACACCTTGGAACTTAATTAAATTCTGACCCCATTGTTTTTTAATTAATGAAGTTACATATTTTTTTAACCAAAAATCATTATAGACAGAAGCAAAATCTGTAGGACTTACTGCTCTATAACAATCAAGAACAATATATTGATCTGCAGTAAATTCTTTCCAATCAATATCCATGTAAAGTCTATGTTGTTTTTTATTAAACCTAATCTGAACATCTGGAGTAATTAATCTACTTAAGTCTTCCAAATATCTTTTTGTCATCGTATAGTTTAATAAATCAAGAGATCCATAATAATATAAATCATTCAAAAATAATTGATACTTAAGATTGAATAATCCACTAGATATAGTGCTATTATCCATTTTAAATACTTGATTTACACCAACAACATGATCTGGTAATTGTAAAAAATTATTATTTTCATCCCATCCAACTGAAGATACACCAGCAGTCGATGTTGCAGTGGTTGTAGTAATTCCAGCCTCACCACCTTCTAATATTGTTTTTTCTGCAGTGGTTACTTTATGTTTTAAAAAAACTCTTTCTATACCATCATAATGCCTTTCATTAAAATATTGAATGGCATCATCAACAATATCGTCGATCTGATCATCATCTACATTGATTTCGAGCACGGGATACCCAAGTCTTCGTAGACTATAATCTATTAATCCTTGTCTGGTACTTGGTTTGCTCATTATTCAGATTCCTTTTCGGTTTGTTCTTCTTGTAGATCTTGAACCACTTTTTGTAGTTGTACATAATCTTGTGTTAATGATTCTAATTTAGATTCTAATAAAACATTTTGATTAATTACTTCAGAAAGTCTTCTATGATAATTTCTGATTAAAACATTCACATCAACTTCACTATTCATTTAAAATTGTCCTCCGTCTAGGGTTGAAGTCCACTTGGGTATGCCAGCAGCATTTGTTGTTAAAACAAAGTTAGAGGTAGTTATACCAGCATTGGTACTTGCAGCACCAACCATTTTACCAGTAGTATCAAAATAAACGATACCATTACCTACTGCATCAAAATCACCTGACTGAAAATAGATTCCTTTGATATCTAGGAAACCTCTTGTGCCAGTAACCACATTAGCAGTAATTGTAGCATCAGGAATATAAGTAAATGACCTTTCTGGGGCATTACTATTTTCTCCTGCACTATCATTATAACCGAAGAAACCACTTTTGTTATTACTAGACCCACTAGAAGCATTATAACTGAACGAAATACCACGGTCAGTATTCGTATCATACGCATGAGTAACTGTAATCTGAGTTCCAGTGCTTATTCCAGCTGTGGTTGTTCCAGTAAAGGTAATAACCTTTGTGGTGGTATTATAAGCAGTAACAGTGGTTACACCAGAGTTTGGTAAACCAGTAGCAGCAAGAAGATCACCTGTATTGATACCAACAACCTTATCGACAGTCATTGTCGATACACCAGAAGCGACATCATTATTCATGATAGTCAACTCACTGGTTACGTCACCAAGATGCATCACCGCATCATTTAAGGTTGATGTAGTAGAATTAACAGTGGTTGTAGTACCATCTACCTGTAAACTACCTTTAACGATAACTAAACCATCACTACTTAGACCATCTGGATATGGGTCAATATATAACGTATTTCCTCCACCTGATTTAGTAGAAATTACATTAGATGAAATACCAACATTATCAAAATAAACCTTAGTTCCTTCATATTTCCACTCAACACCATTTACAATGACTTGATTTGCAGAATTATCGTAACGAATATCAGCGTCTTCACTATTACCAAAACTTAACTTCTTATCATCCTCAAGATTTACTGTACCAGTACCATTAGTCCTAAGTATAAGATCAGCATCAGTTGCATTGGTTGATATTACATTATCATCAAAGGTTAGTTGATCAACACCCCAGAAGTCAACTCTTGGCATGTTGGCAATATTACCTGCACCACCTGGATTACCTGCACTTTCCCTATCCATGATAGGAATGAATCCATTGGAAAGTCTACCAGCATCTGCGTTTCTACCTTCTCTTACTTCTCCTGGTTTATTATATCTTATTAAATCTGTGTAATACTTACCACCAACTTCTATCGGTTCTGATGGATCACTGTTATCACCAGCAAAGATTCGTCCACCAAAGGTACCATGCGTTGCTAATCCAACGGTTAGTGCTAATTCACCATAATTGATTGTAGATGGTGCTGCAATTCCCGTAGATCGCTTTACCTTAATAATACTTGCCATGGCTAGAAGTTACCTCCATTGATTGTCAAATTCTGTGTATTGCCTGGTGTTAAATCTAAAGTAGTCTCCCACTTTGCTGTTGAAGCATTATATACTAGCACCATACCATTACTTAATCCACCCGAAACATCAACATCGCTTAACGCTCCTAAAGTTCCTCCACTACCAGATAGTGATGATACAACCTTAATCGCTTCTTTTGATCCAACTCTTACTTTAATATCTGCCATATTTTTTAACCTGTAGTAACACCAGCAGTGACGAGGGCACTACCCTCAACAACTCTAGTTTTGAGTGACCCACTATCCAATAAAATATCATAACTATATCTTCCTGGTTTTATAGGAGTTGTTAATGTTGAACCTAATGAAATTCGTAACTGTCCTTGAGCCCTATCTGGAAAAGAACAGACAAATGATGCAGTATTATTTAATGATGCGGGATGCTTTTTCAATACAGAAGTAGCAGTATACCCAGTCAAATCCAAAGGAGCATTAGCACTATTCTCAAGGTTAAAAGTCTGATTAAAATCAGCACCTGCATCAATTACTATATTGCTAATATATGCTGCCATTAGGAGTCAGTTAGAGTCTATCTTCAGGTATTTATAATTCAATTACGTGCTAATGATTTAATAAGAGATTTTATTTCTTTCATATCACTTTTCAATGCATTTAAATCAGATTTCATAGTATCTAATTCATTTTTTTCTTTATACTTTTTCTTTGAAATAGACATAAATTTATCATATTCACTTTGATTTTGATTTACTATTGCATTATTATCCATATCTCTAACTAGAGATATATCAGATTTTACTTTTATATAATCAGTCATTATGTAATATCAAATGATCTAAGTGCTATTGCTCTGAAATCCTTAAACCTTGGTGCATCTGCTTGATTATTAGAAGTCATTACTACCTTAATCATAAAACCATTAAATTGTGGAATATTCTCTGCCGTATACTTATACTCACTAAATGCATTTAATGTGGTATTTGGATTAACTGTCTTATCAGGTAATCCATTAGTATTAAATGGTATATAATTTTGTTGAACATCTACAGCATCATTTCTGAATAATTTATAGAATACACGGAAATTTGCCCCTGCATCTCTATGACCATCAAACATAACTTGTATTGAGTTTGAAGGGAATTCTAAATTAATTCTCTTTGTTTCATATATGGCTGAGTTTGGATCAAATCCTGGAACTCTTGGTCTACTATCAGTGGTGAAATCAGTTACCTTATTATCAATTAGGTTACTTATAACAACAATATTCGCTGTATCTAAGTCCACAACTGGAGATACATGTTTATTTCTTGTAGAAAGTGTTAATTCCAATCCAAATGATTTTTCATTATTAAGTATTTCATATTCATTAACTTTAGATGCTACAATTCTAGGATCATCTAAGTAATTTAATTTATTAAGAGCAACATTTTCATATCCTTTATCAGTAAATGATGCTTCATTTCCACTTAAACTAGTTCCAGATGTAGTTTTAATTCTAGCAGTAACATTAGTACCACTTGGAGTAATTGTGGAAACTCGTGGATCTATTATTTCAAAAGGAATATTCTGGGATGCTTTCAGTTCATTACCACCACCTGCTTTAGTTGTATTAAATGGTTTAGTTTTATCTTCTAGTTCAATATAGTAACTATTAAATGTTTTTTCTTTGTCAGAAATGTCATGTTCTTTGTTAATTTTTCTCAGAGAAACTCCATTAAATTCATATTTCTCAACTACAGAACCAGATTGGTGAATTGACTTCAAACTTCCATCAACAGCTCTACTTGTTGCAGTAATATCAATTTGGTTACCACTAATTGAAGTATAAGAAATAATCTCATTATCAACTTTTAAATATCCAGTTGTTGCTATACCAACATTGCTATTTTCAAATGTTGAAAATAAAGTTCCATCAGTTAAAGTTATAGTTGATGAATCATCTTCAATTTTTGCTGATAGTGTAGTTGTTGGAACATCACTCTTAAATTCTTCAATTTTAACTTTATTTTGACTAGAATGCATACCATGATTGTGATGATCAAATAACATTGTAGTACCATCTCTAACAGGATCATTATTAACACCGACACCTGCACCAGGTAATACAGTATTTGCACCAGAAGAATTAATATACGTTATTGGTTGACTATCAACAAATTGACTTGAAATATTATCTACAATCAATAAGTCTGTCATAGTAACAACACCAACTACTGCTCTTACTCCAGTACCAGTTGCTCCAAGTGCATTTGCCATTATTAAATCACCAGGTGCATAACCTGAACCTCTACCAGTAATATCAATACCAGTAACAACACCACCATTCACTGTAATTGTAGCCTCAGCACCTCCACCATTACCCGTAAGAGATGTAAACCCTATTCCAGTATGACTATAAGATCCACTTGCAGGTGTAAGTCCTATACCTGTTCCAGAAACATGATCAACAGCTGTTGCACCATGATTACTTAATGTTCCACCATCAATAGGCCCACCTTTTGCAAAAACTCTACCAGTATGAGTCACATCACTAACTGTTTGCGTAACTTCATTACCAATGGTAAAAGCAGTAGTTGTGCTTGCAATTGAAACGTTTGCTCTTTTAGAATATGCAAATACAGGATTATCTCTTCTAATAATTGCAGAATTTAATTCTGCATTATCTAATAATACAATAGAGGGTGTATTAGTTACGAAATTTGCTTTTCTGAGTGTAAATTTTAAATCTTCTAACTGACTTGGTGTCCAAGTTGATTGGTTTTGTGATTTAAATAATGAACCAAGATATGGTTGAGTATTACTTATTGAGTTTAGAAGTACATCCTCTTCTCCCATTCTAGTAATAAATGCTAGATATTTTTCTGTAGGAGCAACTAGCGTAAGAGCATATTCATAACCACCTTGTAAATACACTGGAGTATCAAACTCAAATGGAGTTGCAACAGAACTATCATCAGATAAATTTACATCACTTGGATCTATTTCAACTTCTCCAAATGGTAAAATAGTTGTTGTTGGAGAACCATCTCTCATTGTTCTTATTTGAACTGTTACTGGAATTCTCTGATCCTTTGTTTTAAAGAATAAATCACCACCAGTAATAAACACACCATCTTGATATTCACTTCTAGCAACTAAGAATGACTGTGCAAGTGGATCATACCATTCTTCATCTACATCAATATCTGTGTCTATAACATCTTCAAGAAGATTAGTTTGTATTCGTGTTACATCATTCTCAACTCCTGTAAATCTTCTGTCTACTATGGGAGATTTAATATTAATAGCTTGTTCTTGAGTATTGTTACGTGTACCAGAAGTAAAGTAAGTAGTCTCAGCTGAACTACCACCAGGGTCTAATTTATTTGCATTAATTGGACTTGTAGTAAGTCTAATTGTACTTTCGCCAGTGGTAAATTTGGGATTACTTGCAAGTTTGGGATCTGGAATATGTAATGATATTATCAAAGACCCCTTATCATCGCTTATTAATGATAGATCACCAACAGTTGCTTCACCATTTCCAGAATTAGATGCAAGTGGCATTCCAGGTGTAACCCATCCTAAATGATCTGCTTCTGTGTGTACCGCAAGACCTGCAGTATCAACGTTTAAAATAGTGCTAGAACTTGAATAAACATTTGGAATAGATGAATTATCATATGGACTAACAGTATATGTTTCTGTTGGAGAGTTGAATGGGCCTGTTTTATGATTTGATGTTGCCACTCTAAACAAGATACTTGGTATTCCAGGAATTCCAATAGTAGCATTTGTTGTTTTTATAATATCTCCTTCTTGGAATGAACCTCTGGTCATAGTTATTGGGAGAAGTTTTGGAACACAATATGCACTAACATCTTGATTTTCCATGAAAACATAATATTTGGTATTTGGTTTTAATCTTTTACCTACAATTTCAATATTTCTTGTTCTAGTATTATGAATTATATCAGTGCTAACGACTTTAGTTCCAAGATCAATGACTTCTTCAGATGAAGATAAGAAAAGACCGAGTTCCTTTTCAACACCACTTTGTTCAAATGTTTGAAGAACATCATTTGAAGTTGTATTTGTAGTAGTAGTGGTTCTAAGTCTTCCCATTCCTGAAACAAATCCACTCACACTTTGACTACTGCTGCTATTAATTACAGTAGAAGAAACAATATCTTCACTAACCAATTCCATGCCACCCCAAGTGGTTTCATGAGTATTCCACATACTCGATGCCATTCCACCATTTTCACGGTCTTCTATACCTAACAATTCAGAAATTGCATTATATGTAGAATCTATATTAAATACATCAGGTGTTCCTAATGGAACTTCTTCAATCCAAAAATCTTGTTCTGGATTTAGAGTAAGAGATCCTGCATAATTTGCAATATGGAAAGGATTTAAGTTTTCAGTTCTAGTTGCAAATGGTTGCTCAACAAAAACTTCAGTAGAATAATCAAGAAGTAAAGCTGGGCCTTTTCTGGTAATATTAGCATCAGCAAAATCCGATATCCATCTATAATCAGAATTAACTGGATCTGCTTTACTACTGACAGTTTCAAATCCTAGTCCAACATTTCTTTCAGTAGAACGAGGTCTACATTCTCCTCTTTGTAAATCAATATCAAAGAAAGATTCACCAGTTAAATTATGTACACCATGATCCCTAAAATTATCAACGAAGAAACCAGATTTAAACTTATCTAACCCAGTATTAGGATCTTTAATTGATAAATTTTTGGTATCAGTTTCAAGTAGAGAAAGTGTGGTGTAATTTTCTAAGGTTTTAATTCTATGCTCAAGACTATTGATATCCCTCATGGTATATCTCTTATGAGGAATAGTTCTTACAGAAACATTTTCTGTAGCATTATAAACATATGGTGGTAAATTAAGAATTGCAACTGCAAATGCTTCATCATTTGGTATAGGTGCTTTTGGTAAATCAGATGGTTGTCCTTTCTTGACTTCAAATTTACCATCTTTAGTCAGATAAAGTCTATCTATTCTACCTTGATAATAAGAATAATCAAGTACAACTGTTTTATTAGATACTACATTCTCTGATCCAGAATCTTTGAAAATTCTAGAATAAAAATTAAATGGAGATGCTCCAGGATTAGAAGATAATGCAGGAACTCTTGGTCTTAAATCGAGCACATCTGATGCTCTCCTATCAACAATAAACGGCACCTCAGTTGAATAATTTACATCAGTATAACTATCAATAGATTCGACTACTCCACTGCTTTCTGATGTGGAATAGTGATCAAATACTATTCTAATTTTTCTTGTTGGTTCTTCTATATCTTTCTTTCTTACAATTCTTCCATAATCAGCAAAATCAAATCTTTGACCATCATCAACATTATAACTCTTTGTAATATTTCTATCACCTTCATTTAATACACTTATATCAGCAAAAATTCCAGAAGTTTGGAAAGTAACTTGTTCATCTTTCTCAAAAAACTTATCATTTTCATAAACAAAGGATATTTTTGTTCCACTATCAACAACAACAACTCTACCAACAGCGTTAGAAGATGCTCCAATTATTTGCTCACCAATAATAATATTATTAGTAAATGTAGCAGACTGACTCACTACAGTTATTGATGGTAATGTTGGATTATCTTTGTTGTTAGATTCAAATATAGCTAATACTCTGTAGAGATCTGGAACGTTCAATGAAATTTCATTATCCTGTACCCTTGTTCCATATACTGTACTATATGTTAAGCCATCGTTAAATGATGTTGTGGTAATTCCAGATCCACTATATTTTGATCTATCAACAACTAAATTAGAACACCTTGTAAGTGTTTTTTCTTTAGAAGATAATTTACTTCTCTTGACTGTTGCTGTTAATGTTGCAGATCCATTACGAGATAATCCACTTATTGTAACTGTTTTAAGTGTATCATTAACAACTACCTGAGATGCTCTTAAAGGTTCTTTTATATTAGCAATAGTTAAAACATAATTTTCATTACTGAATGGTTCAAAATAAAGATCTGTAGTTACTCCACCAATATCACTTATATTAAAAATAATAACTGTATTAGTGGATGTTATAGTCTTAGTAATTTGTTTTCTTACAATATAAGAACTATCCAAAAGGTTAATACTTGAAACATTCATATTTGCCAACTTGATTCTAAAACCAGGATCATCACTAGCATTCAATGTTGGATCTAGAATATTAAGACCAGTAGGTGATTGGGATGCAATAGTAGCACCGTCACATTCACCAGTAACAGTAGATAGTCCAGCAATACTAAAGTTTGATTTAGTTACCTCAGTTACTCTATTGAATACAGGATCAACTGAAGATGAATAACTGTAAGTAAGAGTATCACCAACGTTGACTATATCTCTAAAATCTCCAATTCCTCCACCTGATACAGTACCAGTAGCAGTAGAAACATCACCAGTAATACTAAATTCAATTCCAGACTCAAAAACGTTTCTCTTTCTATCTAAAACTAAGTTAGCAGCAAAACTGGTATCTCCTGCCCCTACACCATCAAGACTGTGTAATGCTTTTGCGGATGTGAAATCATAATCAGAAATAGAAGTTATATTACTTCCTGCTTCCAAACCACTAACCAAAAGTGGTTCATTAAGTTGGAAAGATCCTTTAACATCATTTAAGTTAAAGCTAAGGTTATTCGCACCCATAGATTCAACAAATCCATTAGCACCACTATATTTTCCTTCAATATATACACCTGCACTAATTCCTGTTGTAGTTGCTGCAACTCCTATATTAGTAAATGTTTGTATATCAAATAGTCTTGTCTCATAAACTGTATTTGCAACACCAACAAGACTTGTTTGTTTAAAGTCGTATACTCTTGCCTTACCTATAACCACTGCACCTGTTGCCTGACCTTCATTTTTCCCATTATTATTGTTTGTATTAAGTCTTCTATCCAATAGATTAATACTGGTAGAAAATCCTATTGCAGGAGCACCAGTAATACTGTTAACGTTAACATAATTTCCTACTCTAATAGGAACAGCTATATTTTCTTTTAATTTTGTTGTTCTTGGTTTTACTACATCAACAGAAGAAGTTGAAACTTTTTCTATTTCATATCCTCTTACATAAGCCTTTCCTGGACTTATCTGTAAACTCATAATATCATCAGATGGAGTATTTCCATTCTGGGTTGTTTGAAGTGATGAATACACACCTCTATTTGATATTCTATCATTCAGTGATTCTCTAACATCAATATTAAATGGTTTGATGTAGTAATCTCCAGATTCATCATATGTTCTTCTTGCTAATTCATCTTTGAATATATTATAATCAGTTTTCTTTAACTGCTCTTTTACAATACCATCTTCAATACGTAGTAATTCAACAAAATCTAAATCGTTATTATCATCTAAATTTTTCTTTGATAAAGTTGTTGATATTTTAAATCTATCAGCACCTGGTGCAGACTCATTTGAAAATCCTTTTGCATTATCAAAAAGATCACTATTAGTATTAGATGCCCTAACTATTTCTTCATTAAGTAATAAACCAACTCTATAACTTGGACTATTAGTATATTGATCTAAAATTACTGTTGAAGTTGGAACTCGAACAAAATATCCACGAATAAAGAATACACCCTCACTAATAGAAAATGCAGAACCTATTGATGTTGCATCAGAAACTATACATCTAGCAAATTGATTATTTGCTTCAATACTCGTATTTGAAAAATTAATATCCGAAAGGGTAATTAAGTTTTCTCCATTTTGAAATGTTCTTGTTTCTCCATCATTTCCAGATTTATTATATTTTACATATAGAGTATCAAATCCGTCTATTGATTCCGTAGATGTAATTCTATTAACAACTGTAGCCCTTACACCAGAAAGTTCTCCCTCTATTTCTATTTTATTGTCTGCTAAGAATTGAGTGTAATTTCTTACTGGAATATTTACAAAATTAGGATCAATTTTAACTGAGCAATAATCAGGATCATAAAATGTTCCACCAGGAATAACCATTGATCCTTCTTTAAAGAAGTGTTGACCAAATCTTTCAATTTGATTTTGAAGAATAGTTTGTAGAGTAGTTAATTCTCTTGCCTGAATCGGAAATCCTGGTTTAAACAGTACCTTACTATAATTTCTAGATTCGTTAAAATCATCAAAATATGGAGAAACGTTCAGATTGGTATTTTGTGTCATCAGTTTAGAATTCTACTACGATTTTTACTTCTTCTTTTTGAGAGGATGATCTAGTGATAGGTGCTCTATTATCAATGTAAATAATTTCCCCAGAGTATTTTTCAATATCTGGTGGAGCCACTCCACCGTCAAATGTTTGCCCTAAATTAATAGTTTTGTCACCAACAGTGCTTACATTACCATTGAAACTAGTATCAGGTTTTAATTCAAGGGTACCTGAAAAAGATGGATGAGTCCCTCCAGTGATATTGCCTGAACCAGTTACATTACTAAATGCCAATTTCTGATAAGAAGCAACTGATAATGTGGAAAATCCAACAGGTTGATAGTATCTTAATACAGAAGTATTTTGATTCCAAGAAGCGACTAGTCCAATTGCAGTATTACCAACAGAAACTGTTTGAGTAATTTGTGCATTATTAGCAAAATTGGCAGCTGTAACTCCAGTACCAGTCAATTTTAGTGCAGAAAGAGCAGTTGCAGTCGTACTATTTAGTAACTCGGTGCCACCAAATCTCATAGGATTTTTTATAAGTCCGACTCTAGAAAAATCATTGTCTGTAATATAATCTGGTACATCATCTACATTATTTTCATATTTGGAATATATCATAACTCGATATCCACCAAGTTCTTTATAAATGTCTGCACCATGTCCACCTGGCGGAGGAATTATAACTTCAAATTCAGCACCATCTCCAGAAGAAACTTCTTTGGGATCTCCCGCTTCACCTCCTTTAACACCCTTTTCAAATCGCAATCTTGCCCAAGTATAACCAGTACCACCTTGTGTAACTTCTACTTCAGTAACTTCACCACCGATTATTTTAACAGATGCTTTACCACCAGTTCCATCTCCTTCTATGGGTACATTAGAAATTGTAGTAGAAGGGTTAGATACAATTTCATATCCAGATCCGAAATTTTTTATTATAATTGTCTGTATTTCACCAGCAACAGCAGCATTTTTTACTGAAAGAGTTGAAGAATCACCCCAGTTTCTTGGAAGAGGTAAATATTTTGATGTTGCAAACTTAACAACATCAGCAGGAGATATAGTATACATATACTTCCAAACATACCCATCTGTACCAGCAGCTCTTGGTGCATCATCCACAAATTTTGGTTCGTATATTGATTTTTCACCAGTAGAGTTTGGATTTGCCCCATTATTAATACAGATATAAACTCTATATTCAGAATTCATGACATAATAATTTGATCCGTATAATGTAGTAGAAGCACTAATAGGAGATAAGTAATCTCCATCATAGGTGTTTTTGTACATGTCATAAGTAGTTCCTGATTGCCAATCTATTCTCGGAATTACTCGTGTTACATCATTTTCTTGAACTTTTTTCAAGAAGAGCATACTATCATGATATAGACTTTCTTGTTGGAAAGAATCTCTAGGATCTGGTACATCTGTACTCCAATTGGTTTTTCCATAATTTACCACGTCCGTGTACCCAGGATTTGGATGAGCTAAAAAAGTATAGAAATTATTATTTCCAGTCGTACCAACACCAACAAAACTTTCAATAAAAGTCTCGGCATTCAATATTCTAAACTGGTCTGTGATTATCGCTGGCATTGCTGTGTTTTTTTGATTATTTATACCAATATAATATATCTATCTAATATCATCACTTTCTAGTAGAACTTGTAATGTTCTAGATGCTTCAATAGTATCTGTTGCGAGTCCTACTTGATTCACTTCAAATGCTTTAGCATTTTCTGATCTAGAAGCAACATTTATTGTTCCCCAACTATATGTACCAATATTTGGTACTACAGAAATAGTATTACCGACTCCAGTTTTCAAACCACCAGTAACAATTCCAGATAAGGAATTTACATTAGATGTAACCATTATAGCACCAGTTATAGAAGCATAATTTTCCCAAGTATTAGCATAATAAACATTATCAATAAAACTATTGCCTATTGAAACTATATCATTAACACCTGTTTTCAATGATGTAGTTCCACCTCCAACATTACCAATTACAGTATTTCTAATAACAAAGTAATCACCAGTGGTAATTCCAGACTTAGATCTCTGTTTACTATTTGGAGTTGCATTATAAATTGATGCATCTGGTTTAATTATAAACTTGATGGAAGGTGTAGCAGTACCAACTCCACTTGTATGAGTTGTAATACCAAGAACATCTCCAAAATCACCAGTATATGTACAATTATCTAAAATTTCAGCTTGAGGTCTTGGTGAAGAATTGACATCATTTACTGCTCTTGCAATTTCTTTCTCATATTTAAGTGTGGGTTTAGGTGGTGTTTGAGTATCAAATTGTTGAGCAAGTGAAAAAGGTGATCTTCCTGTCCAAGATTCTGTTGCTGCTGTTGCCAATCCAGAAATTCTTACATCATTTAATGCACTACCAACAGAAGCATCGATATTAGAAAATGCATAAGTATCCTCAACATATATCTTAGTATCCGTTGCTGAAATACTTTTTATGACTTTTGTATTTGGGTAAATTTGTGGTTCCAGATAATCTCTTTCTTTGGAAACATACAAACCATCAATTATTTTATCCTCTCTTTGTTTTGTCCAAACAACTGGTCTACTAAAATCAGAATTGGCAAGAATACCTTGGCCATAATAAGTATTGGTATTAACAAGATCAGAAGCAGTTAGTTCGTGAACTGTTCTATTGTCCTGTGAAGGAGGATAGTTAAGAGTTTTATATTCCACATTACCATTATCATCCTTAGAAAGGGTATCAATACCTGCTCTGATCTGAAGTAAATCACCCACCTTAACAGTTTCGTCAACTTCTACTTCATTTACATCTTGATTAGACCCAATGTAAAGATAAAACTTGAATTTACTTCCCTTTGGAGGTGCTTCTCTAAATTCTATTTTGGTACCCTTATCAAAGATATAATCTTCTCCAGGCATCTGCAATACATCATTTAAGAATATAAGAAGATTATTTGCCAAAACTATTCCAGAACCTGCTCTTTTATCAATACTATAATATTCTTCAGAGTCAGTTGTTCTGGTTATTAAGAAAGTTTTCTTAAATCCATTAAAGAATGGACTTAAATCATCCATTTCTAAGAATTTACCAAAATTCCAAGAAGCAAATTTATCTTTATATTCATTTTCAATTGTTATATTAAAAGCACTTGTTCCAATTCCAGCTTGAACTGGTAATCCAGATAATATAAGATTCTCTCCAACTTCATAACCTATTCCACGATTATTGATAGCAAAGGAAACAACACTTCCCCCAGTTCCAACAACAACATCCATTGTTGCATTAGATCCACTTCCACCTGTTAATGGGATATTAATATATGGTGAAGGTTCATCAATTGTCAAAGTAGGAAGGTTTGATGTCGTATATCCACTACCTGGATTGACAACAGTTATACCAGTAACAATACCAGCATTATTAATATGAGCATCTAATAATGCCTCAGTTCCTGTTCCATAAGGGAATGTAACCCCAATAGAAACCCTTGGAGATGAAATATATCCCTGCCCTGCAGTATTAATAGCAACAGAAGCAATAGTTCCTGCAGCAGAAACAACAGGGGTTGCTATCGCCCTAGTTGGAATTTGATATCCACTACCAATTCCCACAGAAAATTCATTAATAACACCACCTCTTGGAAGATCTCCATCTGCTGCAGTTCCAGTAAATGTAACTGTCACACCAGTTCCAACTATATAATCGTTTTGACTGGAACTTCCAAGATCAGCATACCAAGGTCTTTGGAAAATATTATTAATGAGAATAATACCAAAGAAAGAACTAATACCTACAGGAAGTTTTGTCCCTTCACTTCGTAATGTAAATTCAGTCTGAGATCCAGTAAATGTATCAGAAAGATCATCAATAATATTATTATCAGTATAATCTAACCTATAGAATATTCTTCCTCGGAAAGAAGAACTTGTGCTGTGTATTCCAGACTTCCCGTAAGGAGGAGTAGTAAAATATATTTTACCTTTTTCAATTCTATAATCACCTGATATAGCAGTTATTCCTGCTCCAACTGTATGAACACCTATTTGGGTACCCATTGCACCTCTACTAACTTCTAATGCTGTTGTAGACCCAATACCAACGGTGTTTACCTTTATAATTTCATCATTAATTTGAACAATTGATTTTCCTGCTAATTGAGTTGCATCGGCAACATAAACAACCGTAGATCCAACACCTACTGGCCCAGATAATTCTAATGATATATCTCTCCTTGCTAGTGGACTTTGAATGATGTTATCAATTAAAATTAAACTTCTAGCGGTTGCATCTCTTGTTGGGACACTAAATGTATGTCCAGATCCACCATATGTTGGGACAGAACCACCAGAAGTGACAAAAGTAACTCCAATTCCAGTGCTATCAACAGCATCTGCTTTCGATACTGCTACTCTAAAGTTTTGATCGCTATCTCTTATTGCATATAATGTTGGTGGTAATTTGTCAGTAACACCAATACCAGCAACAGTTGTTGTTACTATACCAATGGAATTTCCAGCAGTTTTAGGGGCGTAATGTATCACCTCCCCAGTATTAAAATAGTGATTTGGAATATTGAATGAATGTTTTGTTATATCATCAATATTTGTAGATGTAGCTGGGTTAAATGAATGATGTAACAAACTATAGTCTACACCATTGATATTTGTATTCAATGTAAATGTACTCACACCAACAATTTGACCTCCAGTTATTGGAGTATTAACTACAACAGTGAATGTATTAGGATCAACAACAGTTACTTCCAATAATCCATTATTAAATTGGGTATTTGAAGTAGATGCTGGATCAGTCTTTCTTGGATAGGTGTGATCAGTAGCATAGTTATCTTTTGAGCATTTAAATGTAAGACTATCATTATTGAGTGTTATAGTATCTCCATCAGAAAGACCATGAACAGTTGTAGTGACTACAGTTAAAACTCCAGTTACTGGATCATATGCTGTTCCACTAGTTGCAGTTAAACTACCACCACCAGTTTTGTTAATTCCATCATCAGCAGCGTTTACAAATCTATGTTCTCCAGTAAACGTGCTAGATTTTCCAGTAAATTCTGAACTTACATCATTAACCAAAAGCACTTTATTAGTTACAGATTCATTATAATTTGTTATTGTTTTATTATTAAATTTGATAATTTTAGAGAATATATTACTATCTGTCACTTCAGTTACATAATCAAACCAAGGTCTTTCAAAAACAGAAGCTTCACTTGAAAGGTCTATTCTTACCTCAAGATCACCATCTGGTTTTGATAAAGCAGAAACAGTAGAAGATATTCCTAGATTAGCAAAATTCTTAAATCCAGAAATATGAGTAAGACTATTTACAGGATCTTTCCACTTATCGTAAGGAACATCACCTTTAATGGCATATGAAAATCTTTGATAATAATCATTATCATGAACTCTCTGATTATCTAAATTCAATTTACCAACATCATCTCTCCAATCATTGATAGATTCTACAACACTATCAATTTCTAAATCAAATTCAGAAACAAATAAAGAATTTACGGTTGATTTAGCATTACTAATAGTACCAGTAATAATATCATCTTTTTTAAATTCTCCCTGAATATTCGATAATTTTAATATATCATTTTCTGAGTTCCAACCACCAACACTAACAGTACCAGTAGCACCACTAGAAGATTTTACTATTTCACCTTCAAAAAATTCTACTTTTTTAAATTCTGGTGTAAATTTAGCTAAATCTGCTTCTCTTATTATTCTACCAAAATTATTAGTATTATCATAAGTACCACCAGTATTTCCTATTCCTTGAATAGAGTAACTAACACTTTCTTGATCACTTACTATATCGATATCAGTAACTTTGAATAATCTAAAATCATATCCAGATGAATTATATCCACTAGCTGTTGTATTTGCTCCACCAACATTATCTACATTTTCAACATATATGTTTTCTCCTCTTTGGAATGGAAAATCAGAATCAGTACTAAATCCAGTGTAATTGGTAGGTACTTTTATAAAAATCTTATTTTCTTGTTGTTGTCTCGTAATATTAAAATCAGAAGTAGCATTAACTATACCAACACCATTTGTATTGTTTGTAGAAATTATTTCTAAGGTTTCATTTAAGTTACTATCATTTGATAAAATATCAATACTGTCAACTGCTCCACCCTTAAGATTAGCTCTTCCAGAAATTAATGGTTTGTTAATTCCAATAACTTTTGGCCCATTCGCATAATTTCTACCACCAGTAGCAATACCAATCTTTGATAAAGTTAAAGTGTTTTTTAAATTAAGTATTACATTACTATCTGCTTTTGGTCTTAATGTATTATCTGGTGAAAATTCTAATCCCTGATAAGGAACAGTAACAGATTGTATTTTTCCAATATTATCAGATTGAATATCAAATACTACTCCTTTTCCATTGCTGGAAGATACTGATGTAAGAATAGGTAAAGTACTTAAATTATCTGGAGAACTTATAAGTTTTACAGAATGAACACCACCTTTTGTATTTTTAGAATTTGTGCTATAGAATGAACTACTAAATCCAGTATTTTCATATGAACTAGTTTCAGCAGCACCAACTAAAGTAAAACTAAACGTAGTATCACCAATTCCAGTAATTGTATGATTTTTATTAAATTTAGAATCTATTGTAGAAATATTTGAGTAATTTATAACATTTGTATCCACTGAACTTGGATATGTGTTCATATAATTACTTCCCTTACCTTCAACTTTATAAAAACAATTGCTTGGGAAAGAACTACCTATTGAAATATTAATTTTTGTAGATATATCTTCATCACCAATTGTTCCTATCTTTGTTATATCAGGAGAATTAATTTTTGTTATAAAATTAGAATCAGCATAAAAATCAATATCATAACCACTTAAACTAGCATCGGAAGTTGCAATTGAAACGTTATTTCCCTTGTAAAAAATTAATTTTGGATTTATTTTAGCAATCTGATGGGATCCTGAACCAACAGATGTTAATGAAATATTATTATTAGGAAATACACTAAGATCATACTCGTTAAGTGCTAACTTAATAGTATCAGTACTATTTTTTATTACATAATAAGTCTCATTATTAACTAAAGGTTCCACAGCATTTGAACCAGTATAAACTACAATGTCACCAGTTTCAAAATCGTTATTTGGTATAATGAATTCATCTTGTGCAATAGATATTCCATTTGTTCCAGAATTAATTGATTCGGACAAGGTAGTCACAGTAGATGCTATTGAAACAGGATTGACAATGAGTCTGTTGATAGTAGTGTTGTAAGCAAAATTAAAATTTTGTGTCTGATTAGGTGTAATGTTAAGTCTTACATTATCTCCAACAATTAAAGGGTGTTGAGATCCTGTAGTTGTTGCAGCTGCAACAGAAACAGTAGCATTAATTTTAGTTAATTTTCCAGTAATATTATCTTCAATAGTTTCAAGTTTATTACTATCACCCCAATAAGTATCAATACCCGCAAAGTATACGTGTGCTGTAGACAGTCCAATATAATTTCTTACAGTTGCTAACCCAATAAACTCATCACTAAGTTTAACAGTGTACAAATTGGGCATTTCTGCAAGTTTGAATGTATTACCTAAACCAACACTTTCTGATCCCCAAATAGTAGATCCATATCCAACCAAAGTAACTGCATCACCAGTCTTAAATTGATGACCTGGTAAATAAATTGCTCGTGGTGGAATGGATTTATTAATATTACTACTACCAGCAGTTCCAACAACTACATTAGTGTAGAGAGTACCAATTCCAACAGAAGATTCACCTACAAAATACTTAACTCTACTAAATGCAATATTTTTATTCTCAAACTTTCCATTTATATCAAAAGTAAATTTTTTCAATAATTTATTAACTTCAGAATCCACTGCATGTTCTGCAGGTGTAGTATTATCATATCCCCTAGAAACTCTATATTTGTTATTGATTTTATCAACACCAATGATGAGCATTTTTTCTGCGTTAATTTGTATTTCATCATCTATTTCAAAATTTCCACTAAGAGTAGATCCATTTAACGAAATATTCGTATCCAATGTAGTATTTCCAATAGCAACAGCTAAATTAGTGCTTACTGTAGTAATACCAACTTTTCTAAATCCTTCAATATTTTTATAAAGTGCCGAACTTATTCCTGTAATTTCGACATCTTCCATTGAATTTAAAGAATGTGGTATAGTTGTTATACCAGTAACTTTTCCATCAAAATATGAAAATTTAACATTATCAAACAAACTCTCTGTTGTTGCTATGGAAACAATAGGTTCTCCCAAAACTTCAGAAATTTCAGCACTTACTCTATTGTCATTAAATTTGATTATATCACCTACATTATATCCAGATCCACCATCACTAACATCTATGCTTTGAATATTGGATTTTTCTATTGAATCTACCCTTATTTCAACTTTTGATTGTAATGGTTCTTTAAGGAATGGGTATTCTACAAAATTCTGATTCATTCCCAAATGAGTCACATTTCTTTTATACTCTCCTGTATTAATGTACTCATCACTTTGATCTCTAACTCCATCATAATTAAATTCATCAGTATGGTTGTGATGTTTTAGTGTAATATATGGAAAACTTGGTTTTTTACTATCAATATCTAATGTAGAAAAATATGCATATGTTCCTTCTGGGAAATCTTCAACTTCTCCTGGTTTTATAAACTTACCATTGAATTCATCAAGATCGCCACTTTGATCATAAGTATAATCTTGAACAAAATAACCAGATTCCCATATAGAAGTAGATGGTCTTAAACCAGTTTCTGTAATAAGATCAATGGAATAACTAGATTGCATCCATGTAACTCCAATACCTGTTCTTTCACCTATAGTACCAAAAATTGGATTTCCATCATAAGCCCATCCAATTAGTTTACCATGTTCCAAACACTCTTCAGTATAATTTGGAGATTCTCCTATATTATCTCCCAAAATTCTACGATATTTTTGACCTGGATAGAATGAACAAACTTTAACACCTTTAAATAATTGAGGTGACGTAATTTGAACCATTGCATCATTATCAATATTAGAAAGGTACTTATCATAATATTTTACTGCATTAAATTTCCATTCATAAATTTCAGCATTAAATCTAACTCCTTCTCCACTAGGAATAACTATAATATCTGTTTGATTTCTAACATAATTTTTTCCACCATTAAGGATATCAACCGAAATTAATTTTCCATCAGAAACATTTGCTTTTAACCTAGCAAAACCTTGAGTTGTACCTGTCCCTACAACTTGTAAATCAGGAGCACTTGTATAGTTTTTACCCTGAGTTAATATCATTACATCTACAATTTCACCTGCCTCAATGATTGGCACTAAAGCTGCACCACTTCCAGTCAATAACTCAATATTTGGTTGTCTTGAGTAGTTTATAATATTTTCTGTACCATATGCAATACCACCGTTTCTAATATAAGCGTTTTCAACATTACCTTTTATTTCTACATCTGCTGTTGCATTATAATATGATGGAATGGTACTTGTAGTTCCAGCAGAAACAACACCATCAATGTTTACTTTAATATCTGGATATTTAAATGTATGAGTTATATTTGGAGTAATTGTTCCAACTCCAACTCCAACACTGTTTAAATTTGCATATATTTTTCTTTCATAGTCAGTGTAATTATTCTCAATTAATTCAACTTTAAAATCACTTACATTAACTGTAATGTTATTGCAATAGAACAAAAATTCTTCTTGATTTTCACTTTCTGCAGTAAATTCTCCAATGAGTAATCCAGTTGGAGCACCTGTATTCCAATGAGTAAAATCTGTTCGGACATTAGTTAATCTACTATGAACTCTATGCATCCTTCCACCACCATCAAGAGTAGCATTATTATCGATTCTTAGTGAAATTCTATACTTTTCACCAACTCTTAAATTTCTTAATGTTATGCCAACAAAACCAGCAAAAGTACTTGGATCATCTGTCTGTTGCCATGAGGTAGCACCACTCACATAAGTATGTCCATCTACTGCTAATCTAGCAGTTCTTCTAAAATCAGCTGAAATTGCATAATTGGTATCTTCAGTAGGGCCTATATCAGCAAGTTTAAATTTATCGTCAGATATTTTACTAATTTTATATTGAGTCATTGTATTTAACCCAACAATCCTATTATTATTTCCGTTAGCATTAACAACATACTCAACAATATCACCTTCGTTGAAATAATGATTTTTTGCATATATACAATTCCTATGAGTATCAATTCCACTAAAAGTATTAATTAAGTCTTTTTTATCTGATGGTGGATATGATTGAGCATCAACTACAATATTTCTGTTAGTATATTTGGAACCTGAATCAATAACTGCAATCTCATCAATTATCTTTCTTGTTTTTACAGATTTAAAGTTGTGACCTTTATTACCTAATGCATTGAATTCAATTAATTTTGTTTTGTTAAGTGCTCTATCTCTTGTAATAGCTAAACGAAAAGTATTATTATCAACTTTTGAAATAAAATATCTACCACTAGAAGTTAATTTATCAGTAGAGAATCCAACATTTGTACTAGTGATACCTATTGGAGTGCCTGTTGTACTGTATATTACTTCTTCCCCATCTAAAAATTTATGTTCTGATTGTATACCATCAATATCAGTAGGAAGTGTGATTGATGACGATCCAATAGAAATCTGGGCATCATCAATACCAATAGAATGAGTCAAAGATCTCATTTTTGGTTTACATACTGTTCCAGATCCATTTCCACCAGTAACTGTTACGGTGGGAGTGTCAACATAATCAAATCCACCAGTAAGAAGATTTATTTTTGATATTTTTCCAGAAAAAGCAGGATATAATTCACAATTACTACCATTAGAGTCAATAACTGATATATTTGGTGGATTGACTATACTATAACCCTTTCCACTATCTAAAATTTCAATTTCTTGTATAGGCCCATAAAAAATAGAATTTTGACTTAAAGGAGAGTGTAATTCAACTCCATTTAATGAAACTCCAACAGGCCCAACAATTTCTGAATTAGTTTCTGCTAATAATGGAGTTTTTAATATACGTTTAAAGTTTTTTTGATTTTTTAATCCACTAGATTCGTATATTTTTGCAGGAATAAGAGTATGTACAGCATTTGTCGAAATACCAGTATATTTGATTAACTCAAAATCTTCAGTAACTACTCTATTTTGACCAACACATAACCTTATTGTATTGTTATCAACTTTATTGACAAAATAATATCCACTCTCAAATGTATTTCCAAAACCAACTTGGCCAAACTTATTTTCTGAAGTATAGAATTCTACTCCCGTTTCACCGAGGGTAGTAATACCAATTGTTGGTGATTTATAATAAACCCTTTCACCATTAACAAATTGGTGGTTTGTAATTGTTATTTGCGAATTTTGAGTAGATACGCCAACGGATTCAAAAGTTTTTTCACCACTATTAGTACTTGTATCAAAAGATGGATATCCAGAAAAAGTTAGATATGTATTATTTTCAGAATCAACAAAAGTATTTTGAATATTACCAAGTAGAGAAGTTATACCAAAACCAGTAGAGACATAATCTAATCTTTTTCTAAATTTATAATTAAATCCAACTACTATACTATCAGAAATCTTAAATTTTCTATCACTCTCAATACTCATTACCTCGGCACTTTGAATTTTATCACCACTTTGATTGACAGCTATAAAATCAGTATCAATGTTAAAAACATCAATTTTATCGCCAACTTTTAAAAAATGATTTACTGGTGTTACAATAGTGTCTGATGTTGTGTTACTTGGATCTGATTTCGGTAAATCTGAAATTTCTATCTCTGAAATATTATTATAAAACCACTTATTAAATTTTGGATCTTCTACATCTGTTTTTTCACCTAAATGTTTAACTCTAATAATATCATCTACATTAAAATATTTTGTACTACTAACGTTTGCTGAGACACCTGAGACTGACCCAACAATTCTCATTTCACATACTTTACTTTCATCATTATCCTCATACCCATAAAGAAAATTGCCACTGATAACTGGAATTTCTCTTCCCAAACCAACCGTTAAACCAAGTCCTACAGGTAAGTTACCAATACCAATACAATCAAAAAATTGATTATATGATTTAGATCCATAAGATACTGTGGAATAAAATTCTTCTAAACTTATTGGATTTCTTTCCAAATAATAAAAGACACCATCTTTTTCTGGAAATCCTACAGTAGAATCAACAGTTACAACACTTTTATCTTGCAATCCTTCCAAAATTTTAGTTTTACTATTAATAACAAACTCAGGAGGTAAACCTGGTTCTTTTTCATTAATAACTGATCCTTTAACAAAAGAAATTTTAAAATATTTTTTACTTCCTAAAAATACTTGTTTAACATTTTCCGCAGCACCTGATGCTGTTGGAGAATCTTCATCACCCTGAAATAATTTTGTACCAATTAAGTTAAGTGGATTACCTCTTAAAGCTTCCACGATCATATCATCAGTAACACTCCATCTTGCTTCAGATGGAATAATCGTTTCATTAAAAGGTTTAACTACACTTACTTCTTCTCCAAATAATACTTGAAATAAGATTTTTAGAGAAACATCAGTTCCCTTTGAACTATAGAAGTCTCTTGCTCTCGATAATATATTCTCAGCTGAGAGACCTTGTTTAAATTTTCTTTTTTCAAGTCCTGGTAAGAATTGTTGTTTATGTTTTTCGTAAAATTTATTTAAAAATATAAAATTTAAATTGACAACAATTGTTCCCGATTCATGAGATTGACCATTACTATCTAAAAATGTTAAAAATTCTGGATTACTTGGATTATCAATTTCAGAAATACCACTAAAACCACGAACACATCCACTTAACTCAGTTAATCCAGTACTTTCATTAAATGATTTATTCGTATAAGTGATAATTTCATTGTCAATTTTAATAAGTCCATAAGTATCAGGAAGACCTTCTACAGGAATTGATAATGTTTCTGCTGGAGTTACAGTAGTATTACTATGGGCTAGATAAATTGATGAGTCATATGCCAATGTATCAACTGCCAATATAATAGGTTTTGTTGGAGCAAGAGCATTTGGGGGAGGTAAAGTTTGTTCTTCTGCTAAAGAAATATCTACCAGATTAGATATTTTCTTAAATTCGTTTAAATTGTCAGCAAGATAAGTTGTTCCATAAGTATGCTCTTCAGAAATATAATATTGCTCTAAAAATTCTTTGAATTTTGGATGATCTGATTTTACAAAATCAGGTATTAAATTACTCAGGATATCAGATATTTGTACTTTTTTAGATGTCATTTCTTATCTTGTATACTTTTTAGCACTGATGAAACTTGATGGTGGTACATAATTTGTTCCAGATTTGTTAGCTCCAGCAACAATTGTATCTTCTTTAAGATTTAATGTACTTCCAGTATTATCTAGCACGATATAAATGCTCTCTTTTGCGATAATATCATTGGATTCTGGAGTAACTTCAATCTCAATTCCAGATTTTACGCTACTAGAAGTAATAATTGTTGGATAAAGGATAATTTCACCATGAACATAGTCAACTATACCTGCATTTTCATTAATATATTTAATTGCATTATCTTCAATAGTAAAGAACTTAACAGTTCCTGTTTTTCCATCACTATATGGCAAATCAGTCAAATATACATTTCCAGCAACACCTTCTAACTTAAATGCAGAAGATCTAACATTAAAACCCTCCATATCAGCATGAAATTGATTTCCATAACAAATTTCATAGTTAGCAAGTAAATTATACTCTGGAACCATAATCCTCTTCATTACAATATTAGTAATGTTTGATGTAATACCAGTATCAACCCTATCAATAGTGGAAACCAATTTACTATACTTCAATCTTCCACCAAATGAGTTAATATCTGCTGATTTTGAATAAGATTCGATAGCTGAAAGGATTCTAGATCTTAATTGTTGTTGATCTGGAATATATCCAGAGTCATATGACACTGTTGACTCATATTCAACGTACAAATACTTCAAATCAATAAATTCTTGTTTAATTCCAGCAACTGTGTACTTTTTCAAGTCATTTTTGATTGAGTCTTTTGTTATTGAGGATAGTATTTCACCATTTTTTGGTTTAACTGTAATAAAAACTTTACCATATTGAGGTGGATCTAACTCTTCACCTCCATAAGCACTCACGGAGTCAATATTTGGGTATAAAAATGGTATTAAACTCGAATAATCGTTTGGAGTGACTGCTCTGTACTGGGACGCATATACCCTTGGAGCAAGATATTTGATATTGTCTATAGATTCTATCTCGTCACCGTTTTCAGACGCTTGTAGAGTGCTTAAACTAGCAATACCATCGTCAATACTTGTTTCAACACCACCAAGCATATAAGTTAACTTACCACTGAAGTTAAAATTAGAAGCATCATTACCTTCAATGCCATTTGTCATGATATAACTGACTTCAATAGTGCTTTTGTCAGCTGGTTTTTTACCTAAAGTACCATCTCCGAATATAATTTGATATTTTTCGTCTTCAATCTCTTGAATTAGGAACAATCTTGAGTCTTTATTCACATCAAAGATGTTTGTATAAGGAACATAGGTTTCCTCAACGTTAGATTTGATTGTTACACGAACTGTTGATGTATCGATACTCTCATTTGGAATAATATACTTTTGATCTGGTAAAGAATCATTAACTGTAAAGGTTTTTGTTAAATATGTTCCTTCATAAATTGAAATATTATCAAAAGTAACGATACCACTAGAATTTGGAGTCGCAGTAATGTCGTCTGGAATAGAAAATATGTAATTACCACCTTGAAGTGATCCAACTGCAACGATTCCTTTGTGTAATTTTACTGTTTGTGCTGGTTTTCCTGTTATGTCAATACTAAAAGTTATTCTTGCAATAGCAGATTTCTTGGATCTAGGTACATAACCTATATTTCTTGCCAAAGAAACGACATTTTCTCTTAAAGTAGCACTATCAATGAAAGATTCATTGACAGCCATGTTAGTATTATATGATGTAATATATGAATTATACGCTAAAGTGTCTATTAATACAGAGAAGTTCGACCCTTCAAAGTCAAAATCCGTAAATGATGAACTAGATCTCAAATAATTCTTAATTTGAGTGCGTAAATCGTTGAAATCTAAGTTAGTAAACTGATTAAATGCCATTATACCCTAGTCGGTTGTAGTAAAAATTCTATATTTTGTGCAGGAAAAGGTAATCCTGTAATAAAATAACCAATACGAATGTATAAATCGTGCTCATCAGGTCTTGCTACGGCAGAAACATCGTTTAAAGATATTCTAGGCTCATAGTTTTCCAATAAAGTCTCTATTTCTGTCTCTAAAATAGATGCAATGTCACCATTATTTAAGTCAAACAGTGATTCTTCAATTTGTGTACCTAATAATTCATTAAAAAATCGCTCATTAAGTTTAGTTCGGCATAAATTAATTACCGATTTCTTGATTGCGTCCTCATTTCGGAGAACTACAATGTCATTTGTAACTGGATGTCTTGAAAAGGATAAACTAATATCCTTAAATGCACGGGATATTTGTACGGGCATTCAAATTTGATACACTTGTTAGTATATCTATAATGGTTTTTAGTATTTATTGCTTAATAACGACTAGGAATCTTGTCGTATTGCTCTCTTTCATCTTTTTCTTCCTTTTTTTCAGTCATTTTAGTGCCTCATTTAGAAAATTTTGATATTTTATAGTTTGATAATTGATATTTTCTGTTTTTTCACCATTTTCATTCAAAGATTGCCAAATTGCATTGTCTGATTCATAACAATGGATGCTTTCAAAGGAAAAATCCGTATCTGGTAGCAAATTTACCAAATCATCTCTAACTAAAAACGCATTTCCTGTGTGACAAACTACTTTATAACCTTTTTTCTCTGCTAAATTCCAAGTTGACTTTAAATTATTGATAATATAACCAGTATTACCTCTTTCACCCTTTGCATGTTTGTCTTCATGCATGTCTTGTCCATCTTGAAGAGTTAAAGTCTCAATTATAATAACTTTAGGACGGTATTCACTTAAAGATTCAAATATCTCATAATCAAGCCCATCAGTATCCATTGATATTAATGATAGATTATCATTGGTGATATTAAATTCGGATAGTTTTAATAAATTATCCAAACAATACTCTCCTTTTGAATCTGGATCAACAAAACAATTCATTGCTTCAGTATTGTCATAGTCTTTTAAACTATTAAGTAGTTGATCTGCTCTATAAGAATCCCCTTCTATAAGAAGTGCATTAAAACCTTTATTTTTCCATAGATTAAAAATGTTACTTAGATATACTCCATCCCATGCACCAAATTCAACAACTATTCCATCAGTAATATTAAGGTCACTAAACAATTGCTCAATGACACCATCCTCTCCATTCTGACTAATAATGTTTTTACCATACTTACTATAGTAATTAGTATCAAAACTCATTTTCTTTACCTCCTTTACGTTCTTTAGCAGTTTTCCAGAAATAATTCTCTTCTGAACCCAATCCATCACGATCATGACCGTTTTCTACCTGATAATATACGGTTGATACATTAAAATCAGGAACTTTGGGTGTTTCTGGTGTCAAACTGTTATCATAGATCCTCATTCTGTTGTTTGGATACAGACAAAACTGTCCATTATCAAGTTCTAAGAGGTTATGACTCTTATGTTCAGCTGGTTGTTCACTTGTCGAGTAGTCAATTGCGTCTACATCCTGATGATAGTTGTCAAGAGTGCAAATATATGTACCAGTTTGCGTTCCGTAGTCTCTTGTATAAACCTCATAGTGCATTGAACCAATAAACTGCTTCTGCACCGCTACGACTCCGTAGTCCATACAATTCCAAAACTGAAGATTATGTAGGGTCATATCAGGTTTGGGTGTCTCAGGGTCGCTTGTGAAGGCAGAGATCGGTAATTTATCAAACATCGCAGCATAATCTGGTAAGTAAGTCTCGAAATAGAATGCTCTACCAGGTATACTCTTTGCAGATACCCATACTCCTTTCACAAACTCACCATGACCACTCTTATGGTCGGTCAGGTACTCTTTTCTTACCCATACTTCATAGGATGGTAAATTCGCAATTAAACAAGCCATTTAGTTGTTACTTCTTACAAAACCTTTCATTTCTAGTAAATTTTCAAACGCAGTACTATTAATATACAGAATCGTTAGAAAACTAGTTCCAAAACTAATTAAAGATATAATTAGTGCAAAGACAGAAATAAACCGAGTTCTAATACGACTCGGTGTTCTCTTTAAATTCTTATTAGATATCATTTACCTTGACCTCTGTACTTCTTTTTTGCCCCATTGCGACTCGTAGCAGAATACTTACTATGTTTTCCTTTTCCTTGTCTTGTTTTCTTGGGACGAGCTTCAGTAGTATCCTGATTCATTAAACTATGCATTGCCATAAATTAGATCTCCTTAATGTGTAATACGACGATTTTTTTTAAACGCGGCCGAAAAGAGCAGATTAAATAATCCGCATCTTCTCATGACCAACTCTGATTGTAGGATCGCACCAGATCTCAAAACCTGCATCCATTGCATCTAGGCAGAAAGAAACATCCTCTCCACACATATCCTGTACTTCACCAGACTCAAACACCTGCATCTTAGGAGCGAACCACGGATACTTCATTTTCTCGTGCTCGAATACTCCGTTCTTTATAAGAACCCAACCGAATCCTGTGTAATCCACTGTGAAAGGTTTCTTACGCTTGGACATGGATTCACCAGTCTCGTGATTCATGACTCCACCATTGGAACGGAAATCACCTTCTTCTAACCAGTGGGCAACTGAGGTAGTTCTTCCATCTTCTGTCATGTACCAACCTGCTGCAATATCCTTATCATGTGCTACAAGACGATAGAACTGTTCGGTATTGAATACAATATCAGAGTCTATCCATAACTGATAGTCATACTTCAGTTTACCATCCCACGGTAACTGGTCAGGCCCTCGTAGTACATTTGCACCAAGACACTTACATCGAGCAAAGTTGACCATCGATGAGTAGTCCTGAGAGATTTGGATACTTGCCCCACTCTGAACCAGATCAAAGCATAAGGATACAAAACTCTTCAGAAACTGGTAGGAAACTCCTCTACCTGGTAAACAGAATACAATTGTCTTTCCTTTTATCATCTCTTTTGCTGCTGCCAGATCAAAGGTGTCTGTTTTCTTCTTTGTTGGTGCTGCAGTCTTTACTGTAAATCCTTTTGCCATAATTATTGAATTACTATGTTATTATTATACCACTTCAATCAAATAATTGCAATGGTGTGTTATTCCTCACCTTCGAGTTTGGACATTAAGTCTTCTAAGTTGTCCTTGAGGGTCATTTCCTGTATTAAATGGTCGTCATGTTCTAAACGGTATTGCAAGGTCTCTATGATAAGATCTTTCTCATATTGATCTATATCAACATCTGCTAAGCTATTCTCATTGCTCATTTGTAATCCTGTTGTTTGCATTTTTAGTTTATATATTACTTTCGAATTCTTATGAGACCTCTGAGGGCGTTTGAGGCCATGGGAAATTTTTTATCTATCAGGGTATTTGGTGGTCGTTTTATATCTCAGAATTTTTTTTATGGTCTTATATTACTCTCTCGGTTTGTCACCTCTGTAGGTTAGGGTAGTTAGCAGCTTTTAAACGGCAAGGGGCGGGGCATAACAACACATAAGGGCACAAAACACTGTCAATTGTTGTTAATAACTCATAAGGTCACTAAGTATCACGAACTCCCCCTAATTGTATCATAATAACTGTTAATCTGTCAAGTTATTATAAGGCGGGAAAGTATCACATAAGGGCTTCAAGTCTGTGTGAATTGTTTATACTCACTCTATACAGATTGTGCACCTATTCTTGACACTTTTATGCACTAAGTTTTCCACAGGTTGTTAACACATAAGGCCACACAGTTCTTTACACTTTTCCACAGGTAATTGTGGAAAACTAAGTATCACGAACTCTCTGCAATCTTATGTCCTTAATTAATACTAACTGTTCATAAGGTTTCTGTTACTTTATGAGGCTATTATACACGAAAAGTGTTATTTTGTCACGATTATTAGGGTCTGCTGATTGTTACTGAAGGGTGTTGACTTTTCTGAGGTTTTATGATAGAATACCCGCCAAGATCACTAAAGATAGTAACATTTAGTGGACGTATTCTATAAGGATTCTATACACATTCCTCACGCAATCTATAGAGAATAGATATACATTTATTTAACCATTTATTAATATAAAATAAGGACTCTAATCCTTCCTTCTACACTAATAACGAAACTCATGCACTTTCCTTGCAATTACTAACATTTAGTGGGGTCTAATCGTGTGTGAATTCTTATCACTTACTAGACGAAACCTTTTTTTACAAAATATCATAAAAACGAGTCTTTTTTACCCGTATTTCTTTACATTTTTATACCATAAGATACGGGTGTCCAGCAACAAGAACCTCATTGTAATCGTCCTCCTCTGTTGAATAATAAAGACCGCCAATTGTACTTGTAAAATATTCACTATCCCGATTAAGTACAGTAATTGTTAACTCTAACTGTTCATCACTAAGTGTGAGTAACTCGTCTCTTAATTGTCTGTAATTCATGTTAGTGGGCCTCGTCTAATTAGGGTTGTCTCGTATATACTTTCTCATTTCTAATTCTTCCTCAAAGTGTGTAAGTTCTCTGAAAGATACATCTGGGAAAGTAACAATAATTGGTTCATTATTTGTACGAATTGTTTTTACTTTCCTTCTTAAATTACCATAGCACATAATGTTA